CAGGGCAATAGCACCTACATTATGGATGCCTTGTATCAAGTCCCATTTTACAAATGACTGACTAGCCCCAACAAGCTCTTCAATCTTAAGTGCAAACCCTGATGGAAGCTCAGGGTCCTCAATACCTGACAATACAACGTTTGCAGGGTTCCACTCTGCAGACCAATTCAAAACTGGATCAGATACACGCACGCCTTCGAACTGCGTGGCGCGCAATACGTCTAGGTCCATCTCGACCAGTTGTACTACCTTGCCTACGATTTCGTTTGCCATTAGGACGCGATGCCCTGCATCTGTATAGTGACGCCGATCAGCTCACTTGGGTCAAATATCTCAGGCTGTGGTATTTCCATTGCCCAAGCGAAGCCTACCTCGGTCGGGTAGCTAACTGGTGCCCAAGCAAAGAAGAATGGCGTGGTTTCGCTAGCCTCGATGAATTCATCCATATGTTCTCGATACCATTCAGCCGTCATAAACCGAATGTTGGCGTTGCTCTCGAGCCACGCGCCAACTATCGAGCGACCAAGAAACTGACCACGCTCACTTCTCTGGCCAATAATCTCCGAGCGACGGCCCATAGTAATAGGCGTGAAAGAAACTTGCAGCTTGCGTTGGATCACCAACAACTTACCAACGTAGAGAACTGCGGCATAGCCAGCCTCGGTATCGCTAGCCGGCGCCTCGGCAACTACTTCGATACCAAGATAGAAACCGGGCTCGAAGCGTATCACCAAAGGTGTGTTATTCGCGGGAATTGTCGGCTGTACCAAAGGCAGCATCTGGTTTTCGCCGAATGCGACATAGGCTTGCGTAGGCACAAGGAAATCAACGGTCCACTGTGCGAAACCGTTGGTAATACGAAATTCTTCAAGCCGGCCATTCCAGTAACCTGTGTCACCGCCGATTGTAAGAAATGGTGAAGGCGATGGCACAAGCGCAGCGCCGGTGACCACGCCGCTAGCCTCAAGCACGCCGTCTATAAACAGCATCAACAATGATCCATTACGGACAGCGGCAACGTGGTGCCAACCAGTATTCAAACCGTTATTGAACGAAGTCGTGGATGTTACGTTGAACGTGCCATCCGTAGTAGAAATATTAAAATGTATCTTATCTAACGTAGTCCTAAATAAATCCCAGACACCGTCAAGCTGGGCAATAATACCCAATACACCCGTTGCCAGCTCGCAATTGAACCAGCAATCCATCGTGAAGTTGTTCGCCCCAAAGTCAAAGTTTTGATGGTATTCCACTGCAATCGACATGCCTGTGCCGGCAAACAAAGCCGAGCCCCCACCGAACTTGCTCTGTGCAGTATCGACAGCCGCACCACCATTCGACGTGGTTACCTTGGTATTGTTCGACGAGTCTGCAAATACCTGTGATCCATCGACACCATCTAGATGAAGCATTAGAGCATAGTCGGCCACGTTCAAAGCGCCGTAAACGCGCACCGTGCGCCCAGCCCAATTGTGCCTAGCGATACCGACGTAATCTATCTCCTCACTAGCCCCCGGCATCTCAAATATAATGTCGAAGTCTTCACCAGCGTTCGCTTGCTGAAAACGCAGGTAGGTGCTTGGGTTCGCAAGGTTGCTTAACGGATGGTCGCTATCGACAGCTGTCTGAGTAGATAACCTTGGAGCCGTGACTAGGTTACGCCACCCGACAATTGGATTGTCGGTATCGAACTCCAGCCCACCAAGTACCAGGGCATCAGATATTACAACGGTCATTTAGGTAGTCCTCAGGTTGTCTCAGTTGCAATTAAAGTGGCTCCATTCTGGACCTCGTCGTTTATTCGGCTGATAAACTCGGCAAGCTGTTGGCTCGAGAATAGCTGCCCACCTTCCATTCGAATGGTTACAGTACGACCGCCCACACCAGGATCAGGCGGTGCTGTCGGGGAAGGTGGAGCACCAACACCTGGAGTGCTACCGCCACCCGTAGGTGAAGTAGATCGGATTGCCATAATCTGACCAGCACCAGCAGCCGCGACAAGCGCGGCGTTGATGAAGTTGAGTGGGGGCGGCGCGCTAGACAAAGCTTTGGTTACTCCTACAGCGGTGTTGATTATTGCAGCTGCGATAGCTGCGGCTTTGGACTTAGGCCATAAAGAGGTTATTGCCGCAGCCGCTAATGAGGCCGTATGTAATATTTGCTCTTGCTCTTGTTTCGCAAGCCGGCGCTTCATGGCGTAAATTGCACCCTCAGTTTCGCTATTCTTAATCATGGACTTTTCCATTAAATCCATAGCTGTTTGTGTTGCAGGCAACAAGACATTAATAATATCGTCGGCAAGACCAGTTACACCATCACGCATAATATTAAAGTGTCCAGTGAATACGCCTCCAAAACCTGTGAGAACTCCTTGCAATTCTTCAAATGCCATTGTTGCTTGTTGATGCATCTCTTTATTCATCCTGTTATTTATCATAACAGCATCCATTCGCGCACGGATGGCAACTATCTCTTGCTCCGTCAGCCGTAAACCGAGCTGGCGTATTTGCAAACCAATCTGATAACCTCTAGTCTCACGCTCAACTACGTCGGCAGTGCGTGTGGTCATGTCTAGTTCAAACGCCAACAGCCGATTGGTTTCAGCAATGATAGACCGCTTTGCCTCCACTTTAGCGGGATCGTCTACTTTCAAAGCAGCTTCGGCCTCATCAATCTTTCGTAACGCTTCCGCAGCTTCATTAGCTTGCTCCGTAAAACGCTGCATAAGCTTAACTCTTGAACCCTCAAATACAAATCTACTATTACGCATTGCTTCTAAATCTATAATCTCTTTCAAAGCAGCTTCCATATTCTTATTTTCTACTTTTCTAGCTGCAGCAAATTTTTCCTGCTCAGTAGTAGCCAATCCAAGATTATTGGTGACAGCCTTCAAAGCTAAAGCAATACCATTTAGAATGGTAATCATTATATTTCCCAGCTCATTCGTAACTGCGTTGCCAGCAGCGAATGCCGCGAATGCATTACCAGCATTAGTCAAAGCGCCAGACACTGTTGGTATCTTATTAGCAGCTATAGCCTCATTAAACTTCACAAAGGAGCCGCGAGCCTGTTCGATATTCGGCGTCACCGAGCCTTCAATGGCCCTAGCAAACTCGGTCCACTTCTTTGACATATCCTCAACCGACGCGCCAGTACGATTAGCTTGGTCGATAACAAACTGCATCTCCTGACCGATACGACCTTGAAAAGAAGTCGTTTGAGCCATTTCATTCCTAAGCCGAGAGAACTGGCTAGCCAGATTGGCGATACCCAACGCTAATCTTGAAGCAATCTGGGTACCCAAATTGCCTAACGTAGTACCTACGGTAATTCCTATAACATTGACGCCTATCAAAGAAGTAGTCAATTCACGGGTAAACCGACCAAGGTTCGCCGTGCTGCTTGAAGCCTTGTCAGCTTCCTCCCTCATTTTCTTCTTAGCATTTGCAGCATCGGTAGCTGCTCCCGCCACCTTTTTGCTAGCTGCAGACATACCATCCATTGACTTGGCCACTTTGTCCATGGATGATTTCATTTCATTGACGGCACTCTCGATTTTATTGAGGCCAGTTATTTCAGCGGTGGCAGTAAGTGAGCCGACTTCCATGATCTTCGTCCTACTTGAGCGCTATTCGCAACTCAATTCCATACTTCTTAAGTGCTTCATCCTTAATAGTCATCAAACCCCGCAGCATGAAAGGGCGAGGCAGCATGCGCCTAGTACCAAACTCCAGCTTTCTCGCATGGTCAGCAGTATTCGAAACAATAGCCCGAGCTGTCTTTAGATCAGGCTTGATATTGAGCTTGAAGCTATTGACCAGCCGACCCGTCTCGCTAGCTGGAGCCTCCCCAGGTGCACTGGCTTTATGCCCAGCATACACTCGACCCGTCTTAGGGGTGTCGAATATCAAGCGAATGTATTCCTGAATTAGCATGCGGCCAACCTTCTCGACACCACGGCTCGACGCGGCGCGAACTCGGCTGATCGCAGCTTGACCCTTCCAAGTAAGTTTACGCCGGACGGTCACGTTGTTTAATCCCCCGTGTTGGTCTACTCATTACTCTAACCCCGGTACCAGGATTAGGCTTCCCGCCAAATAGCGTGTCAAAGCCATTTGGCGTCAACACCCGTACTTGACCTTTGGTATCTAGTGGTATCACTACTTTAGGCGATTGCTTCATCCTTATTTGCTGCGCCCTCGCTCTCTCGAGTTCTCTCTTTTCAGACTCTTTGGCATCACCGTGTATAGAAGTGAGCTTTCGCATCAAACCTTGCTGACCTACTAAGATAGCATTGATATCACTATGCAGGGTTTGATCCTCACTCCAACCTAACCACCCAAGCGCGAACTCAGCCAACTCAGCGTAGAATTCTCTGAAGGCTAGCTCGCGCGTTTCGCGTTTCCCTCTTCTGGCCCCGCCTCGGTTTCCTCTTGCTGCGGTGTCGGCCTGCCACCACGCATGAGCGACATGACATAGCGCGATGCTGCAAGACCTACCTCATCGGTGTTGTCGCCACCAAGGCCAGCGGCAAATACCTGTTCTGATAATCTTTGGCGTGCCTTGGTAGTATTGTAAGCCGCGCCCGCGCCGGCAATGATGACATTGGTAACCACATCGAGATCGAACCCAGCGATTTTCTCCAACAAATCCTGAAACCCACCGTACTGTCGGTTCAAGACTTGAGCCGCAAACAGGGTAGGTTTCAACTCAATCTTCTCTTCACCCAACGTGACGATGACGTTACCTTGACCGAGCCTTGCGCCGTTATCGGTTGACATGGTGTCGTTTCCATTGCTTTTCGGGGTTACTTCTACAGCGTATTCGCTAATTGAACGGTGTTCGATTATTTCAGGGTACCATCGTGACCCTTCACAACCGCCATCGTCCTTTTCAGCGAATACACTATAGATGTTTTAGATATACAATAGTAGGCCCGAATATGCTAGGCTCGACAAGTTGTCATTTTTGACACGGGAGTAAAGCATGCAAGCGCTATGTAAACTACCTCTCTGTGATCGACAGTCTTATCGACGTGGTTTGTGCAACAAACATCATCTACGACTATGTAGATATGGTGACCCTCTAGCTAACAGCCCCACCAAGCACCGGGTAATCAAATGGTTAAGACATACTAGCTTCTCCACAACAGATGAATGCATACCCTGGCCTTTTCACATAACAGAGAATGGCTTCGGACAGTACAGGTGGAAGGGCCACACAACCGCATCTAGAGTAATGTGTTTCTTGGCTCACGGTAACCCACCAAGCCCACAACATGTGGCCGCGCATAGCTGCGCCGATAAGACGTGCGTTAATCCGCGACACTTGAGTTGGCAAACGAAAAAAGGGTGCGGCCGAAACCGCACCCAGCACGGAGGAACGTAAACTCAAGAGGTAGTTATTTACGCTGCGTTTACACGGACCACGTTGCTATTGATCCCAAGACCCGCATTCAACTTGATAACATTGTTCGCTGTGTCCAATGTTTCGCGGGCCGCCATGACCTTGGCAACGAAGTAACGCTGAGACTTGGTAGCGCCAGCGGGAGGCAAGTCATCGAACTCAACCCGGAAGGCGTAGTCATCCGGCGTAGCTTCGGCAGCTCGCAAGGCATTCTGACCAGCGTCGCTGTAATCGGAGCCGCATACAAGTTCCATATTACCTGCGTTGCGATTTCCTTTGAGCTTGAATGTCCGCCCTTCACCGATGGCATCGAAGGTGATCTCAGCCGCCTCATCGCCGAACGCACCGATACTTTCAACGAAAGCAATCTCGGTCCAGCTCTCACCAGCGAAGTCGGCCTCGACGAAATCTGCGCTTTGCGCTGGCTTAGCGCCCCCGATGAAAAGCTTACTACCCGCTGTTGCGTAGATTGTCACTGCCTTAACTCCTCATCCATGCCCCATGCTTAGGGCAGCTTAGCTCATTACCGTCGTTGTGCCAAGTGTACTTCTACTATCAGCACTCTTCCCTCAGTCTGGGCCTGTACGTCACTGAAGATTTGCTCAGGCCCTCTTACCTGAATGCCCACCACACCCCAACTCGGTACGATTATCGCTCGGGGCTGGCGATGCAGTAATGTTCTAATCAACAAGGCGATCTGGTTAGCCAATCTGTAGTTGGCGGGCGTGTCGTTAGCCGACCACACAACCACCTGCTTGGTGATAATCGGTTGAAAGTCATTAAGACCATCTGAATTATCAACCAGAATATCTGGTGAAATAACTATCATAGGATATGGAGCGTCTTCCGGTACCGGCATTCGCGTGAACACCGCCTCACTACCTTTGTAGTCAGAAAGTAGAGCCGCTATACCAGCGTTACCAACGATGGCGGTTCGAAGCGGCTCTGATAGATCAGCGGAGCTCACACGATTAGTCCTTAGATGTTCAGCGCGCCATAGCGAGTCATCAGCCGGGCGGCGTTATGCTTGGCCCAAACCGGCGCTTGGGCATCGAGATTGTTGCCATAGCGGGTAGTCAAGAAGTTCATGCGATGCTGCACGAACTTTGGCACGGCGTCCACGCTATAGTAGTAGTTGACACCGAATACGAGGGCAAATTCCATGCTTCACTCCTTTCTCACATTGAGCCTGGGTCTGAGATCACGAAGCACTGTAGGGTGATACTAGCACTAGCGGGGTCTATTTCAAGCACCCTACGAACCTTGTGCCACTGATCCCGCATGAAAATCTGATCATCCTTGATCGGTATCGTGGGTGGTGAGATCAAATTCATAATCAAAAGAATGCGAACGTCCGTATGAGGGATGCCTTGCATAGCAATATAATACGAGCTGAAGTAATCGCGGATACCTTGAACCGCGTAAGTAGTAGACGAAGCCGGTAGTGGATCACCGTTAGTGTCCACTCCAGCTACTACTTCACGCCGCAACGTTCCCGTCATCAACAAGCCCTGGAAGGCGTTCGCCACTATCTGTGCTATCTCCGTTGGTAGCAGCGATGCCATTGCTCTTCTCCCAGGCTGCCAACGCCTTCTCCACTAGCTTTTCGTGGGGCGTGCGCGGCGGCGTGTTGACACCCTGCTCTTTGAGCCACCGACGAAGCCCACCTTGAGACAACGCCTTGAAATCTGGTGGTGACGGCTTCGCTGCCGGCTCGACCGAAACCAACTTGACGTCTTCAACATCATCAGCTGCCGCCATCTTCAACATACGACATTCGTACATCTGTCGAAGACGCCGACCAGTTACCAAGCCTTTGTTGAACCTATCATTGCCGGCAAACTTCTTGCCACCAACACTCAAATCGCGAACTACGAGGAAAACCCGATTGGGATCGAATGGTTCTCTCATCCGACCGCCAACCGGGGGTGCTACGCGCGGCATGGCTCTACCTATTCTTGCTATTGCTTATGGTTTAGCCGTCACCCATTAAGCCGGGACGACAACTACGTCATTGAAGAACACGCCCAAATCCTGCGACACAAGGCGAAGGTCCCAGGCCATGCGGCCCTGGAAGTAGTCGCTGTGCGCCCGGTCGTCGCGGCCACGCTCGATGACACCGCCAAGCTGGTTAGTCTGGCCAGGGATAAGGCCAGTCCAAGCAAAGTTGGCAATGGCAGTCGGGCTATCAACCGTCGGGTTCGGATCGATGTAGCACAGCAGCATCGCTGACTCGTCAACGATGAACTGGAAGCTATCGGTCGCTCCTTCCATCGCCGAGTTGTAGACGCTGCGGGCGACAATCACGTTGTCAACCTCGAAGAGACTGGCGAGGATGGCATCGTCGGCAACGCCCTGCTGTGTGTACTTGATGCGGTCGCTGATGTCCGGATGAGACCGGAGCACCCGCTTGACGCCCGAACCAAGGACCAGCGTATTGGGCATAAAGCCCGTTGCACGCAGGATACGTTCCTTGGCAGCGTCGATGGTCTCGATTGGCGTAGAGGCCGCATCCTGGAACTGCAAGAACTGCGTGCCGGTCGGGGTCGATCCGACGCCGCTGAACTCTGTACTCCACACACCGCTAGTGAAAAACCTCTGCGCCCAAACACGATCCTGCTTGATCATGTTCTTCTGGGTCAGCAGGGTAGTCGCATTCTCGTCCAGACGGATAGGCTCGTCGGCGTTCGCACGCTGGCGGTCATCGACGACATGCTCGAGAGCATATTCCGTCGCCGTGTAAACGCCAGAGCTCAGCTTGTAGCCAACCTGTTGTGGACGGCCGCCGAGCGGGCGGGCCTGCGCTTCATCACGCCAGAAGTAGCCCCGATCATACGTGACGTAGATATCGGTCTGCTTGTTGACGGTGATGAGAGATGCCGCTCGGTTCGCAACGAAGTTGCTGCTATCCTGCACGAACATCACAGAGAAGTCCGTGAGGTAGCGATCCACATGCAGCGCGCCCTCGATGTTGGTGGCCGTAGGACTATTCTTGAAAATGTCCTGGCCGCCAGCCTTGAGTAGCTGGATGTGCCCACCTTTACGTCTGTTAGACATACTCATAACTCCTATTTGTGCCCCAAGGTGGGAACGTTAGAACAACCGTACCGGGATCACGACATCCGCGGCTGCCGCTGCCTGCAAGGCAATGCCAGCCGCCGCGCCGGCACCAGCAAGCTCGATAGCCTTGCCGCTAGCGTCGGTCTGCACACGGAAGCCTGCACGGACTGCTGCACCAGCCTTGACCTTGGCGATGCCGCCCGTTTGGACGGTAGCCGGACCAAACGGCGTGGTGGCCGACAAGGGAACCTCGAAGATAGTTCCGATCACCGGCTCGCCCGAGATACGCGCCCGGTCGATACGGGCCGTGTTCTCGTCGACCTTCGCGAACAGATTGAGCGCGGCAGTAAGGTCGGCCATCGCCTCTTCGGCGTAGGTCAAACCCTCGACCATTTTGAAGATAGCCATGTTTTACTCCTTTGATTAAGGCCTTGGTTTACGCGGTTGAGGGTTAGTGTGTCGTCTCGGCGCCCCCATCCTGATATGCGGCATACTCGTCCGGGAACTCGAGACGAGCCTGACGCATTGCTTCCTGCTTGGAGCACTTGTCGCGACCCTTGACTTCATTGACCTTCTTCTCGAAGGCTGCCTTGGCAGTGCTCTCAGTTCTTTGACCACGACCATTGGTGCCAAGCCGATCAAACATCGGCGCGGCCTTCGTATTGGCGGCCTTGAAGATGGCCGTCAGCGTCTCGTGCTCTTCCTTCGGCAGCTTGGCAAGCTGCTTGAGCAGCTTCACCTTTTCCTCGGTCTTGCCGGGCAGGTGAGCAAGCTCTTCCTCGGCACGCTTGGTCAGCTCGGCCTCAATGCGCTTGTCGGACTCCTCGGCCACCTGCTTCTCCAAGTTCGCAGTCTTGTCGATCTGCGACTTGAACATGGCGAACATATTCGGGCCAACTACCGACTTCTTGATAGTATGGCCATCCACAACGATTTCCTCGTCGCCAGTGGCCGCCTTACGCATCATGACCTGCTGCATAGTCTTGTCGAGCTCCAAAAACTCGGCTTTTGCCTTGTCGTTGGACAAGTTCTGCATGTAGAACTTGCGGGTAGGCTCGTCAAGCGCAGCAATTTGCTCCTGCAAGTCGAGCTTCGCCTTGAGGGCGTCGCGCTCTTCGGTGACTTCCTTGAGCATCTCGGCTTGCTTAGCCATCTTGCTCTCGAGCTTCTTGAGATCCTTCGCCGTCAACGGCTTATCCTCGTCCTCCTCGTCCTCATCCTCGAAGTCCATATCTTCGTCCTGCTTCCTCGACTTGCGATTGACAACACCCTTAGGCATTTTACGTTCCTTCTTGCTAGGAGGACCCTCACTCTGGAGGGCCTTATCAAGGACCTCCTCAACTTCTGGCATATCCTGCCGGATCAACGCCAGAAACCCTTCGACGCTGGAACGCATGGCGGTATGTTTGTCGCCAACCTCCAACGATTTGTCGGCGATAATAGAACGTAGCGACGTGTCGAGCGCCCTCACCTTGGGCCACGCTACCTCCATTATCTCGTTATATTTCTTATCCTCTGCGAAGCATTCGAGGATTTCGGCGAACGTTTTGGCCCCATCCATAGGGTCAACGTATTGCTTGATGATGCCGTCTGCGAGCTTGTCACCCTTGGAATGACGCTTCGTAAGCGTCAACAGCGCCCCTTCCTGCGCTGGAATGTCGACCGTTGATATTTCATTCAGACGAAAACGACGCATAATCCTTCGAGTGGACCTACGACGCTCGGCCATTAGTCTTGCTCCTCTTCGTCGATTTCTTCATCTTCAATTCGTTGGCCCCCGATACTGAAGCCCGTCAGCTTGCCACTCGCGATATCTTTCAATATCTTTTTGTTGGTTGGTTTGACGGCGATCATGAGACCAGTGACACTCGTCTTTAGACCCATAGCCTTTGCAACCTCGGTTGTCAAGGGCCACGCGAAGATAACGCTGCCTTGTTTCTCACCTTTATGCATTAGCTTCAGGGTGCGTCTCTTCTCCATGAATTCCAATGCGGCTTCCATCATCGAGTCCTCGGGAATATGATCATCTTGCAAATCATAGTAATCCTCACCACCATTCTTGCAAATAATTGCCCACCCAAACACCAAACCTAACTTGGCATCTACCTTCATAACGAAGGCTGGGTCGACCTTCTCCACAGCAGCTTGCTCAAGCGCTGTGTCGAGTTTCTTCTTTATATCGACAACAACATCGGCAAGCGACAACGGCTCCATCTTAGACATCGGCATCTCTTTCTCGGTTATACGGTCTTTGAAGCCGTCTTTGACTTCTTCGAACACTTCAGGGCCAAGCTCGATTAGGCCGTCGTAAGCCGCAATCTTCTCGAGATCGACTTCACTACCCTCGTAGGTGATTGTCACATGAGGGTTATACTCTTCATGGTCCCAACTAGCGCCCTTATCAACCAACTCTTGCCAGCGGCGCTGTAGGCTAGAACTACGAAACTTGAGCACAATCGCGCCCTCGTCGCCTAGCGGCTCGACGGAGCGTCCACTCTGTGTTTTGACGATAAGGCTGTCGTCATCGGGCTCGGGCCAATCAATCTTAGTCTTTGAATAAGCTATAGTGACGTGCATTTCAGCGGGCGGTACGGCCTTCTCAAAGCCGTTGCCTTTAGCCCACTTGATTATATCTGCGGCGTTTTCGACGTTTCGCCTTACATATAGGGTGCTGTTGATAAGCTTGTGCACCCATTTACCACCCTCTTCACCCGGCTTGAATGACCGGCTGACAGCAGCCCAGGCTATCTGAAAGGCGGTCTTCTCATCTTTGCCGGTGCCCAGCGCAGCAGAAACCGCACGCCGAAACACTGTCTGGGCAGCGTTGGGTAGTGCGTTACGGACTTGGGAAGGCAAGTCGGCGTTACGCGCGTAAGGCACAAGACGTGCTCCCTCTGCACGGATAATTGCTGCGCAGAGCATACAGTAAACAAGCCAACCGTGTCAAATCATGAGCTGCATGAAGCATCTTACTTTGATAGGTAGACGCT